AAGTTTACTACATTAGGTCGCATTGAACCGGAAGATATGAAACAAGCACGAGCAGCTAAACTAAAAGGTATTAAGAAACCTGAAGGATTTGGCGACATGGTTAGTGCAGTTCATAAAGGTAAATCTGTATCAGATATTACTAAACAAAAAATTGGAATTGCCAGCACCGGCAGAGTACAAAGTGATAGTGCTAGAGAAAAAAATAGATTGGCACACCTCGGCGAGAAGAATCATTTTTATGGCAAAACTCACACAGATGAGACGAAAATAAAGTGTGGTTCTAAAAACAAGGGAACCAAATCAACAAAATGGAAAGGATATTGGATTGCTCCTTCTGGTGAAAAATTTACCACCATCAAAGAAGCTCATTTAAAATATCCAGTTGTTGCTTTGAATAATTTAAGAATATGGTGCAATACTAATAAAAATGGATGGTCATTTGAACCATGTGGAGAAATACATGGCTAATAGTTATCTAAGAGAAAATCTCACTTTTGATAAAGCAGGGATGATTGTTGAGTCTGTAAAAGAAGGCGACGACAGTCTAAAAACTCTGTATATGAAAGGTATTTTCATCATGGGCGGAATTAAGAATGCGAACGAGCGTATTTACCCCGTCCGAGAAATTGAAACTGCTGTGGAAACTCTCAATAAACAAATTCATGAGGGTTACTCAGTTCTGGGCGAAGTTGATCACCCAGATGATCTCAAAATCAATCTAGATCGTGTATCTCATATGATCACTCATATGTGGATGGACGGTGCTAATGGTTTTGGGAAATTGAAAATTCTTCCGACTCCAATGGGTCAACTCGTAAGAACAATGTTGGAATCGGGAGTGAAGCTCGGCGTCTCTAGTAGAGGTAGCGGAAACGTTAACGATATGGATGGCCGGGTCAGTGATTTTGAAATCATCACTGTTGATATTGTTGCTCAACCGAGCGCTCCAAATGCATATCCCAAAGCAATTTATGAAGGACTTCAGAATATGAAGTACGGAAATAAAGTGTTAGAGATTGCTAAGGATGCTCAGGGCAACAAGAAAGTACAACGATACTTAGCTGAGGAAGTAAAACGCCTCATCACTGAACTAAAACTTTAAAAAGGATTAAAGGTATGCTAGATGCTATCAAACCATTACTTGAAAGTGGTCTAATCAACGAAGACGTAGGCAGAGAACTTAACGAAGCCTGGGAATCTAAGTTGAACGAAGCCCGCATTCAAGTTCGTGCCGAACTCCACGAAGAGTTCGCACAACGTTACGAACATGATCGCAGCGTTATGGTAGAAGCCCTAGATAAGATGATGACAGAAAATCTTTCAGAAGAAATTGCAGAATTTCAGAATGAAAGAACAGCAATGAACGAAGACCGTGTAAAAGCACAGTTGAAGCTGCGTGAAAGTGCTACTAAGTTCAATGACTTCATGGTTACAAAACTAGCCGAAGAGATCAGAGAACTACGCAATGATCGTAATATTCAAATGGAAAATCAGAAGAAGCTAGAACAATTCATTGTTCACGCCCTATCTCGCGAAATCAAAGAATTCGCAGTAGACAGACAAGCAGTAGTAGAAGCAAAGGTCAGATTAGTTGCTGAGGGACGCAAGCAGATCGAAGCACTCAAGAACAAGTTTGTTGCTGAAAGTGCCAAGAGAGTTAGCAACATCGTCACATCCCATCTTAAGGGTGAACTATCACAACTCAAAGAAGACATCAAAGTCGCAAGACAAAACAATTTCGGCCGTAAGATTTTTGAATCTTTCGCAAGTGAATTCTCTGTCACCTATCTCAACGATAAGGCAGAAACCCGCAAGGTAATGAAGGCACTGGCACACAAGGATCAACAATTGGCCGAAGCTACTAGCAAGTTGCAACAAGCAGCAAAGCTCGTAGAAAGCAAGGATCGTGAAGTCCGAATCATCAAGGAATCAACTCAACGTGAACAGACATTAGGTAATCTATTGTCTACTCTCAATGAGGAAAAAGCCGGCGTGATGAAGAGTTTACTCGAAAGCGTCCAAACCCCCAAATTACAGGCCGCATTCGACAAGTATTTACCAGCAGTTCTCAATACTGGTTCAGATGCAAAGCCTGCAAAGGCCAGAACAACTGGATCCATTATCGTAGAAGCAACTGGTAATAAAACTGCACAGGTTCAGCCTGAAGTTGATATGTTGGAAAAAGACAACGTTATCGACATCAAGCGTCTGGCAGGGCTTTAATATAGACATAATTTAGGAGATTACATATAATGTCAAAACTACTTTTAGAAAGCCGTTGGGGCGAGACCAAAGAAGCTCTGTTAGAAGGCTTAAAGGGCAATCGCCGCTCAACAATGGGTGTTATTCTCGAAAACACCAAGAAGCAACTACTCGCTGAAAGTTCAGCAGGTACGACTACAGCTGGTAATATCGCAACTCTGAATCGCGTTATCCTCCCAGTAATCCGTCGTGTTATGCCGACTGTTATCGCTAACGAACTTGTTGGTGTTCAGCCAATGACTGGCCCAGTTGGTCAGATTCATACCCTTCGTGTACGCTATGCTAACAGCTTGACTGATAACTCAGCAGCACAAACAAGCGTACAAGCTGGTGAAGAAGCACTTTCACCATTCAAGATCGCACAGGCATATTCCCGCGTTCAAGAAGGTGCAACTGCAACTAACTACTACACTGGTGCAGACACTGCTACCCTAGAAGGTAACGGCGGAAAGCAAATCAGCGTACAGATCCTGAGACAAGCAGTCGAAGCAAAGTCTCGTAAGCTCCAAGCTCGTTGGACTTTCGAAGCAGCGCAAGACGCACAGTCACAGCATGGTATTGACGTTGAAGCAGAAATCATGGCAGCACTTGCTCAAGAAATCACTGCTGAAATCGATCAGGAAATCCTCCTATCACTTTCAACACTCGCTTCAACTGAGTATACCTTCAATCAGGCAACTGTTTCAGGTACTGCTACATACGTTGGTGACGAACATGCTGCTCTTGCAGTCCTCATCAATCGTGTTGCTAACTTGATCGCACAGCGTACTCGTCGTGGTGCTGGTAACTGGGCAGTCGTTTCCCCAGCTTCCTTGACTGTCCTTCAGTCAGCAACTACTTCAGCATTCGCTCGTACAACTGAAGGTACATTCGAAGCCCCAACTAACACTAAGTTTGTTGGTACTCTGAATGGCGCAATGAGAGTGTTCGTAAACTCTTATTCACCAGACACTCAGCCAGTACTCGTAGGCTACAAGGGATCATCAGAAACTGATGCAGCGGCATTCTATTGCCCATACATTCCTCTGATGAGTTCTGGCGTCGTACTTGATCCGACCACTTTCGAGCCGGTCGTATCATTCATGACACGTTACGGCTACATAGAACTCACTAATACCGCGAGCAGTTTTGGCAATGCCGCCGATTACGTTGGCGAGATAGCAGTACAAAATTTGACATTCCAATAGATCACGTTACAGTGATAACTATTAGAAAGTTATACAAGGTGGAAAAGGGGACTTCGGTCCCCTTTTCTTATGGTTATTATTGACAAACGCAGCAGACTATGATAAATAAAGATATGAAACACTTTATTTACAAAACCACTCATATTAATGGCAAGTACTACATAGGTAGGCATAGCACTGAAAACTTAGATGACGGATATATCGGTTCGGGTAGATGGCCATTATCTATTAAAGATAAATCTACACTAACACGAGAGATATTAGAGTTTGCGGATGACTTTGAAACATTGAAACAACGAGAAGGCGAATACCTTACCGAACATTACGGTAAGCCTAACTGTATGAATCAAAACATTGATCCTATTGGGTTCGGTACTGGAAAAAATAATCCTATGCTTAATCCTAAAGTCGCAGCAAAAATAACAGGTGACAATCATTACATGAGAAAAGATGCTGGGGCAAGAAAAACTGCAAGTGATAGACAAATAGAAGCATTCTCATCTGGTTCACATCCCTGGGTAACTAATCATCCTAACTTAGATGGTAGAAACGCCAAACTTGCATATGAACGAGGAACACACAACTCTATCACTAATAACCCATCAACCGTAAATGCTGAGAAGGGTACGCATCATTGGCAAAATGGCAAAAGTCCTAATGCTGATGGCAAACTCAATAAGAAGTTGATTGCTGACGGTACTCATAACTTCTTGGGACCTGACATGAACAAGAAGCGAGTTGAAGCGGGTACTCATAACTTTGTAGGATCAGAAGCCAACCTAGCACGATTAGCAGCAGGTACGCATCCATCACAGAAAAAGAAGACATGCGAACACTGCGGAAAGACCGCAAGTGTTGGTATGTATAAGCGTTGGCACGGTGAAAACTGTAAATCACGATAAATAGAAGATGCGTATAAAAGAATTATTTGAAAGTCAATTGGATGAGATAACCAGGCCGCCGTTGGTTCAGGCTGAATATATCCTATTCAAGGCTGGTTACAAGAGACTAGATAATAATGATGCAGCCTATGCTCAAGTCTATGCGAAGCCCGGTGCCGCCTATGTAATAAAACTATTCAAATCTCATGACACTGCTTATATGGCTTTTGTTGATCTTGCAAGAGCCAACAAAAACATACATTTTCCAGTATTCAAAGGTAAGATGATCAGGGTCACTGATCAATACCATGCTATACGTATAGAGAGATTGACGCCTGTTCTGTCTATACCAGAAGTAGGTAATGCCCGGACTGTAGCCGATATAATGGACAACTACATGATAGCTCCTCCGGATGAACACCGAGAACAGCAGATGGATATGATAGAAAAGAGTCAGCCGGGTATAAAAGCTGTATGTGATCTCATCGCCAATAAATTGTTACCAACATACGAACTTGATCTCCATAGCTTTAATATCATGATGCGTGGAAACGTGCTAGTAATAACGGATCCAGTGATGTAATGATAAATATATACATTATCAATAGGAGATAAAAATGACAGACACCACACTAACAACAGGTGAACAACTAACTTTTACCTATGATCAAGTATATTCCACAGAAGATGAGACAGTTGGTGCAGGAAAGACTGGCACTGGGGTTACTATCGTCAACGGAACACCGGTGTTCGGTAAAGTATCGCCTAACCTCACAGGCTCGGGTATAGCGATGAAGATCAATCAAGAACAATTTGATATTATTGCTAATACCAGTTCAGGACAGAATCCTTTGCACGGATATGTTTATACCGCTATCTGGGCAGAAGGCAGTACATATGCTACGACTCCAGTTGAAGTATGGTATGATACACTCGCATTGTTCGGCAATCCGTGTTATACACTATGGGTAATTGACCCTACTGACACTACTTATAAGACAGGAGCCACTGGTACTTACAATTTCCCAGTCACTATCGTGAATTCTCCTGATGTCAACGGTGGCCCGGTACCTAGTTAATTGTTGGTTGTGACAACTTCTAGACAATATGAAAAAATGCGTTCTGGTAAATAGATCGCTCGTTGGCACGGTGATAACTGTAAGAAGAAAGATAGCTAAAATGAAAATCCATGAGATGACCATGCGAGGTGGCGACTTCAATGATGTTGCTAACAAATTTGTTGCCGCCAAAAAAGATGAATGGAAAAAGAACGGCAAACATGTAGGTGATATTGAGAACTTCTCAGTATCACAAGATGGCTATTATTTCTCTATCTGGGACAATGATGAAATAGTTGCTTGTACTTCTTTAAAAGGTTCTACTGATACAAATATAGTAGATGATGTATGGGTAAATCCTGAGTATAGAGGACAAAAAATATTCTCTAAACTTATATGGTTCTACAAGACTAGACTGAACAGAGATAACATATTAATAGGACAAGTCCATTCTAAAGATATGCAAGAAGTCATAAAAGGACTTAGTAGATTTGACAAGTATTGGTATAATATTGAAACCAAAGAAAAGAAGCCATTTTCATCAGACACCCTTGATGATTTCTACTCGTACACACAGATCACGCCATGGAGACTGATGTTAGAGAATGCTGGTGATTTCTCAAGTTGGCCTAAATTTACAGAAGGTAAAAGCTTTATGTCGGAATCATACGATCCTTACATAGACTGATATGTTCGTTGGCACGGAACTATAAATACCATAAGGAACAAGAAATTACCATTATGGAGAGATCGTAACCTATCTTGGATAAATAAGTACTGTGTAAGGAATGGATAAGAAAATGTTATGTACGAAATTAATACTTAAGGATTTGATTTCAAAAGCTCCTATAATAAATCCTATATACCGTAGTGCATTCCTTTCTAACCCTGAATCAGACTTTATATATATTCCTATACAAAAGAACGCCCATACTTGGACTGTGAATGAACTTCTTGCTAGGGGATTTACTAATAAAACATTTTTTCATAACCCAGAATACATCAATGCGAAAGACACAATTGTAGTTTTACGCGATCCCATAGAAAGATGGATTTCTGGGATGGCAGAATATTTTTCTATAGCATTGTGGGATATGAAGTTGCTTGATACTTCAACCGACGTTATAGATGAAGAAATGTTAGAAATTATTATAAACAAAACAGAATTGGATCAGCATACCAGATCACAAACTGATTTTATTAAAAAAATTAATATGAATAAACTCATATTTTTTAACTTTCACGACAACTATACGATGCGGTTTAGGGATTTTTTAAATTCACGTGGCTTGCTGCAAGATGGAGTAAACTGGGCTAAGTTGAATAGCACTGATACCAAATTCAGAACCCCGCATAAAACACTACGGTGGGTTACTTTTTTCAATGAAGTCCTAAAAAACCCACAATATCTCAAAAAAATACAAAATTTCTATGAAGAAGATCAAAAACTGATAGATTCCGTTAAGTTCTATCAATAGTTCAAGAAATCCTAGTATCACCGTCTACTGTAGCATTGTAGATTGACTTGCGTGCTGTACGCATTTTCTTATTATGTATTCTAGCACAATTAGCACATAAAGTCAAGAGATTATTTTTTGATTTGTTGTTTTTATTACCATCTCTGAAGACGAGGTCTAGCTGAACCTTATCCTGTGGTACAAATCCGCATTCCTCGCATATCATTTTCTTATGCTGTAGGTGTTTGAATCTGTCATTATATAATGCTTTAGCACAATCAGTGCAATACTTTTGCCATTGCTGGAAACCATATTTGCTTCTGCCGTTTGGTTTGGCTAGAGAAAAGTTGCAGTGAGAGCATACAGGTCTATGTGGCTGTTGAGTGTGCATACTATTATTTATTAAGATTTATTAAGATCTCCTAGAATCTTAATTACACTGCCCAAAAATTAAAATTCTGATAAATAATATAAAGGTATAAAGCATGACTTCAACAGCAAATACATTTAATTCGGTTGGCGGCTTCTCCGTTGGAATACCTCCGGTACCGCTTGCTGACGCTAGTGGTAATGTTGTAACCAATGTTAATACTACTGGCAATGTCACTGCTAATGTAGTCTATGCGACATATTACAAATTAGCCAATGGTGCACCGTTTACTGGTACTCCCGGTGGAAATTATAACCAACTACAATTCAACAATAGTGGTTCGTTTGGTGGAGTTCCTAATGTAACTTGGAACGGTAGCTCATTATCATTAGGTAGTGTCTCCAATCTTAGTATCGGTGGCGGTACCAATGGATATGTGTTGCAGACAGATGGCGCAGGTAATCTAACTTGGACAGCCCAGTCTGGTAATGGCGGTGGAAACGGAGTTCCAGGCGGCACTAATACCCAGATTCAATTCAATAATGCAGGGTCATTTGGAGGAGCAGCTGGCTTTACCTTCAACAATACTACTGGATTGATGACAGTTCCTAATACGAGCGTAGGAAATATCACTGCGATCTCTAGCATCATCGCTCTAGGAACGGCGAACCTAGGTGCAGTATCTAATGTCACTATCACTGGCGGCTCTGCAAACTATGTGCTGGCTACTGATGGTGCCGGCAATCTAAGTTGGGTCGCGCAAACTGCCGGCGGCGGCGGGACACCAGGTGGAAGCAACACTCAAGTACAATATAATAGCAGCGGCAATTTTGCCGGTAGCCCCAACTTCACATTCAACGCAGCAACAGGTGCATTGGCTGCTAATACTTTTGTAGGTTCAGGCGCGAATCTTTCCAACATCTCCGCAGCCAATGTCATTGGTACAGTAGCAAATGCGACTTATGCAACAAGCGCAGGTACTGCTACAACTGCCGGTACAGCAAACTCAGTAGCAGGCGCGAATGTCAGCGGTGCAGTAGCTTATGCAACTACAGCTAACTCAGTAGCAGGCGCGAATGTCAGCGGTGCAGTTGGTCTTGCTACTTACGCTACGACAGCCAATGCAGTAGCCGGTGCTAATGTCTCGGGTGCAGTAGCATTCGCAACTACTGCAAATAGCGTAGCCGGCGCTAATGTCACGGGTGAAGTATCTCATGCTGCGATTGCTAATTCAGTTGCTGGAGCAAATGTAACAGGTGCAGTAGCTTATGCAACTACAGCTAACTCAGTAGCAGGCGCGAATGTCAGCGGTGCAGTCGCATACGCAACCACTGCAAATTCAGTAGCTGGTGCCAATGTCAACGGACCGGTGACTGCACTAAACGCTAATATTTCAAATGTTAAAATATCTGGTGGTACAAATGGTTATGTGCTGCAAACTGACGGTGCAGGTAACTTAAGCTGGACTGCACAAACAGGTGGTGGTGGCAATGGCACTCCTGGTGGTTCTAATACACAGGTACAATACAACAATAGCGGAGTCTTCGCTGGTAGTCCTGCATTTGAATTTGATCAAACAACCAACACACTATCTGTAACTAATTTTTCTGGTAACGGCGCTGGTCTATCTGCTATAACTGGTGCAAATGTTACCGGTACTGTAGCTAACGCAAGTCATGCAACTGTTGCTGATTCGGCTAATTCAGTAGCTGGTGCTAATGTCAGTGGACAAGTAGGCAATGCATTGATTGCTGGTACTGTATACACTAATGCACAGCCAAACATCACATCAGTCGGTACATTAACAAGTCTTAATGTAGCTGGCACTAGTAACTTAGGACCTGTAGGTAACATCACAATTACTGGTGGTTCTAATGGTTATATTCTACAAACAGATGGTTCAGGTAACTTAAGCTGGACAGCACCATCAGTTAACAACGGTATCGCAAATGGTAATTCAAATGTAAGTATACCTGTTGCTAATGGTAATGTTAATATTAGTGCAGCAGGAAATGCTAATGTTCTTGTTGTTACTGGCACCGGTGCTAATATAACAGGAACTCTCAACACAACAGGATTGGTAACGATACCAAACACAGCAGGCGGTGCAACTGCTATTGCGTTAGGCAATCCAACTCAAGGCAATTTAGTGAGCAATGCAGTAACATTGACAAATTCATCATCCGTATCCAACGCTATCGCGCAATTGAACGCAGTACTAGGTAAACTGGTTCCTCCTTCTCCGCCTGATTTCCCTGCAGGTCAAACTCTTTCTATCACTGGTTTGTCAACATATCGTATGACAAACTACACTCAGACTGATAACACTCCAGGTGCAAATAAAAATGTCTCCGGCGGAACTACAGTTAGCAGTGTATTGAGAACTGGAACTTATGTCACAAGCAGTATCACAACTGCTGGTCCAGGTAGTCAGGGTGTAATAAGTGCATATCTAAACGGCGTCAATGCTGGCAATGTAACACTGTCTTCGTCATTGAACGCAAACGGCACATATGGTAATCTAGTGGTATTCAATAACTATGATTATCACAACGCTAATGCAAATGTCGCTGCAGGCTTCTGGTCAGTATTTTCTGCTAACGCAACAGGTGCTGTAACACAGGGCTGGAATGAAGTCTATATCTCAGACAGTGCTACGAGTAATACAAACACACCTGTATGGTTCTACGACTCTAGTAACCCAGGAACTCCTACATTTAGCGGAGTGACTATCACCCCACCTGTATCACCTAGCTACACTTACTCAAGCACGGTGCCGCACTACAACAACACAAATATATTCACTCTAGCTGCAAATGTCAATAAGCTAAGTGGTAATATGTATCCAACTAGCGATACATTTGTCACAGGAACAGCAGGCGGCGCGTTCGGTGCACCGGCTAGCTTAACATATTCAGCAGCTAACATCACAACTCCCCTAGCACAGAATCTATATGTAGCTTCAGGTAATGCTCCAATCTCTACTACATCAACTATCATATCAGGATTTGGTGTAAGCAGCACTGGCCCCTCATTGTCAGTCACTAACAGCTATAATGTAGGCACTCAAGCATACACTACTGCACTAGCAGCGAATGTCCTGTACAAAACAGGCAATGTAAGTTCAGCGACTGTAATTCAAGAAGCAAATGTCTATGTTGGATCAACTATCGGCAGTGGTAGCGGTCTAGCTTACAGAATTGTGAACCCTGGTAGCAGTGATACTCCTACTTATACAGGAACGGAAGCAGCATTTAACAGCCAGTCGGGTCCATTGCAAACATATGATGCGACTGTAGTTGCAAACATATTGTCACATAATGTAACAAACTATAGCACAGGTTACTTGCCAGCTGGTCCAAATCTAAGCACTGGAAGAACAGGGGCACAGTATTTCACATTCAAGATCGTTAGAACATCAGTTTCTAAATTCAATGTTCAATGGTCAGGTAATATAGCTGGTCTATGGGTAGCATTGCCAGGCAGCACGATTGATAGCACTAGCACTGCTAACGGCTGGGTTGATATGTCTATCGCATATGCAGGAGCAGGTATCCCTGGTGCTAATACAGGTGCAGGTGGTAATGGCAGCAATGGATGTGCATTGGGCGGCCCTGCTCCGTTGAACACTACGCAAGCAAACGCTTCAATCACAGCTACATTCGGAACAGTAAGCAGTTCAAGCACAGCATCAAATGAAATTTATGTAAGAATTAAGTTGACACCTGGGCAGTCAGTAACAGCACTTTCTCTACAGACAGCGAGTAACTAACAATGGGTGCTATACCACAAGATCAATATGTTGACTTGCTAGTTAAGCAACTCTACGGTGTTGCTAAAACAGATACCAGCACAGACAAAAGCCCTAGTAACGAATCTATTGCAAGTCCTGCGTTAAATCGCGGGGACACTCAATGGACACAATCTGGTCAGATTCCTGCCGTAGCAAGCGCAGTATCAGGTATTGTACAAGCATATTTGGGATCAAGTGCAGTACAGTGCGTACCGGATACGACTACTGTTCCAATTGGTGGAATCTATCCGACATGGTTAACAAATTTAACCAATTGGATTCCCCAAGAGTTTGGTAGTACTTATGTAGTTCAAGTATGGGTAGACAATCCGGGCGTATCAAATCCAACAGTAACTGGTACTCAAATCTTTGCACCGGGTGCAGGTGGCATCGGTCAGTATTACTTTGACAACATCGCTGGTCTGTTGAACTTTATTGGAGAGACGATTCCTCCAGATTTAACTTCGGGTAAAGTAATCTACATTGTAGGTTATAGATATATTGGTTTGGTCGGGGTCACTAACTTACCCGGTAATACTAATATCGGTAATCTAAATTTTACCGGTACTACGATCAGTAGCACAAACCTTAACGGTAACATTGTTCTGAGTCCAAACGGAACTGGATCACTCAATGTTACAGGTGTATCTAATCTAGGACCAGTCGGCAATGTAAAGATCACTGGTGGCACGAACGGCTATGTACTACAAACTGACGGCACCGGCAATCTAAGCTGGACTGCACAGACAGGTGGCGGTGGAAACGGAACCCCAGGTGGGTCTAATACACAGATTCAGTTCAACAATAGTGGTAACTTCGGTGGTAGTAGTAATTTTACCTTTGATAGTTCGTCCAATACTGTTACAGTTACTGGTCCGTTAATCGCAAATACTCTCACTATTGGTGCTGGTATAAATGAATTCTGTACTTCTGAAGTCTACTTTGCTGTCACTACTTCGTCTGCTACAGATCAGGTTTTATATAGCATTCCGGCTGCTTCCATTGCCGGTATAGATTTTCAAATCATAGCAACTGACACAGTAGCACTATCTAGATCATCATTAAAAATTTCTGGAATAACCTATGCCGGTCAAGTTGCATTCGCTGAATATGCTGGTTTGCAAATTTCCGGCGGCGTCGGTTCTTTCAGTGTGGCATATAATCCAGGGGCTACTCCTACAGTAGGATTGTATGTTTCACCGAACTCATCTAACCGAATCGTATACAAAATATTAATCACTAGATATGCCCCCTAAGACTAAAATTGCAAGAAAAAGATAAATATTAACAACACAGAAGGAACAAATTTATCATGGCCAGCGGACTAAATCCACTAAATTCAATCGCAGGTTTCTCCGTAGGCGAAACCCCAGTCACCGTTATTTACGGTAATGGTGACGTAACTTCTAACCACATAATAGCAAGTACTAGTGCGAATCTGGGTCTTGTCAGTAATGTCACTATCACCGGAGGCTCATCTGGTCAATATCTACAAACTACCGGTAACGGTGTGCTCTCTTGGGCAACAGTCGCTTCTGGTAATGGCATCTCTAATGGATATAGCAATGTAAGCATTCCCTCACCTAGTGGCAATGTTTATATCAACGCAAACGGTGGAACAGATCAGCAATGGATCTTTGGCACAGACGGTCAATTAACACTGTCAAGCGATGCAGCTATTACTGGTCCTGCAAACACAGCAATTAACATTTATACTAACTCAGGTGTATATTCAGGTATCACATTAAATGACAACGGTGTTACTAGTAATGTTGTATTGTATAGCCAAGAAGGTGCATATGATTGGTCATTTGGGTCAGATGGTCTATTAACTGCACCAGGTAGTATTGCTCTTAACGATTTTATTGTTGTCAATGCAAACGGATCTGCTGAAGGTGGTCAGTTGGTATTGGGCTATGCAGGTGTAAGTGGTCTAACTGGTCAAGGCAACTCATCTTGGAATATGGATGTTGATTCCTCTAACAACTTCCGTGTATTCACTCAGTATGCAAACAGCGCAACTGCAACTGCGATGACTATCTATAATGCAAATGCTGATGTTGAATTGTCTTCTAATTTGATTGTTGACGGCAACATTGCAAATGCGAACAACATCACAGTAACAAACAACATCACTGCTGACAGTGCAAATGTCACTGGCAACATCACTGCTGGCAATATCACTACAACTGGTTCAGCAGGCAACATTTCTGGTGCAAATGTAATTTTTGCTAACTCGTTCACTTCAAACGGCGGCACTGTAGATTTTAATACTAACGGTGCAAATGTACAATTAGGCAATGTTGGTAATGTACATATTCTTGGTGGTAGTGACGGATTCGTTCTGCAAACTGATGGTACTGGTAATTTGTCATGGACTGAAGCACCAAACATCAATGAAATTACAAATGGTAATAGTAATGTAACTATTCCATCACAAGACGGTAACGTAGTTATCAATGCTAATAGTGGTACTGATCAACAATGGGTATTTGATACTACTGGTAATTTAACAGTACCAGGAAGTAGTTATATTAAACCAACAACAGGTACTTTGAATTTAACCGACGCTTCTGGCAATAGTTATATTGACATTGATACAAACAACATCTACTTCTATACTGATTATGAAGGTAGTGAGTATGAATGGAATCTTGACAGTACAGGTAATACTACATTCCCTTCTGCGGGTACAGCAAATCTAGGTAATTTGGCAATAGCAACATATTTCCAAGGCGACGGTGGCTTGTTGTCAAATATCGCTGGTGGAAATGTCCAAGGCAATGTTGCATTCGCTAACTACGCATACAATGTTGATGCAGCTAATGTCAGCGGTACAGTAGCTAATGCAAACTATGCAGCTTATGCAGGTAATGCGTTCTATGTAGACGGCGCAAATGTCAACGGAAATGTCGGGTTTGCTAACTACGCATATAACGTAGATGGTCCGAATGTAAGCGGCACTGTCGCTAACGCAAACTACGCCTCATATGCAGGCAATGCGTTCTACGTAGATGGTGGCAATGTCAATGGAAATGTCGCGTTCGCTAACTACGCATATAACGTAGATGGTGCTAACGTCAGCGGAAATGTCGCGTTTGCAAACTACGCATATAACGTAGACGGTGCTAACGTCAATGGTACTGTTGCTAACGCAAACTATTCTCTATACAGCGGCACTGTACTCACAAACGCACAACCAAACATCACTTCAGTTGGTACACTAAGCTCGCTGGTAGTGTCAGGCAATATTCAATCAAATTCCGATGTTATTGCTAATACTGTAACTAGTGTATCAGGTACTATCACAATTTCGTCAGCTGCTGGCAGCGGAGCAAATATTCAACTTTATCCAGACGCAGGTGGAAATATTGATGTGGGATCAGTTAACATTAATAATCTTGCTGATCCAAATGCTGCACAAGATGCTGCTACCAAATATTATGTTGATAGTGTTGCACAAGGATTAAGTCCTAAAGCCTCTGTTGTGTATGCTACTACTTCTGGTCTCCCTGCATATACATATAATAATGGTACTGCAGGAGTCGGTGCTACGATCACAGGTAATGTAGCTGGTGCTCTAGTTATTGATGGACAAACTGTAGCTTCTACAGAACGAGTATTAATTAAAAATGAGACTGGGGCAAATGCGCCCTACAACGGTATCTATGTTGTATCTAATCCTGGTAACTCAACTGCATCCTTTACATTGACACGTTCTTCTGATTTTGATCAGGGCAGTCAAATTCCGGGTGCATTCGTGTTTGTTGAAGATGGTCCCGTAAATGGTTCTTCAGGATGGGTCTGCACTGATGTAGCTCCTGTAACAGTAGGAACAACAAATATCACGTTTACTCAATTTTCCGGTGCAGGTGCATACTCAGCAGGTACAGGTCTCACACTTACAGGAACCCAGTTCAGCATCTCCAATACAGCTGTGACAACAGGCTCCTATGGAGGAGGAGACCAAGTAGCTACCTTTACAGTAAACCAACAGGGACAATTAACTACTGCTTCTAATACGTATATCACTGCAAATGCTGCAAACTTGACTGGTAATGTGCTTTCTACATCTATCCTCACATCAAGCTTGACTTCAGTTGGTACATTAGGCAATCTATCAGTATCTGGTAACATTACAGCAGGTAATGCAAATCTAGGAAACGTAGCAACTGCTAATAGCTTCAGTACAAATGGTAGCGGTGGCGATGTCACTCTAACAGGCGGCAATGTGACCGGTGCAAATGTAGTATTCGCCAACTCATTCACTTCAAATGGTGGCGTAGTAGATTTCAGCACTAATAATCCAAATGTGCAATTAGGCAATGTTGGCAATGTTCATATCGGCGGCGGTTCATCTGGTCAGTATCTACAGACAAATGGTTCTGGTACCCTTTCATGGGTTTCGGTACCAACTGCTACTAGTATCGCTAATGGTACATCAAATGTAAACATCAGTACTGCTAATGGCAATGTCACAACTTCAGTTGGTGGCACTGCTAATGTTCTGGTTGTAACTACTACTGGTGCAAATATCCTCGGAGACGCTAGTGTAAGCGGAAACGTGATTCTGACTAATCCTGCTAACACAGCAGCAGGAACTGCTTATCTTGGGTATGCATCAGTAACGACTTCGGCTGTTACCACTGATCAAACAATTGCATCTGTCAATGTAGCCGGAATCTCTGGAAATATCACTGGTGCAGAGTTCTTGATCAAGGGTGTAGATGCAGGTGGCTCTAAGTATCAGGTTACAAGCATTCATGCAGTAACTGATGGAACTGATGTGGGCTGGTCTATCTTCGGCGGGGTCTCACTAGGTACTAGTGTAGGATCCTTCTCAGTCAACATCGTTGGGTCTACTCTAAATCTAGCAGTAACACCTACAAGCAGCAATTCAACTGTATTCACTACTCAATACAGACTAATCTAATAATTCTATCGCATACCAAAAATACGGGTCATTAAGTTGATCCGTATTTTTATTCTAATAAATAAGTAAGTTGAAATTTATTTTTAATTTACCGTAAGTTGAAAGTTTACAATGTCAGGCGAAACACAGTTTAATTCAATATCTGGCTATTCACTAGGCAACACCTACGCCATTATAATAGACCCAATTGGCAATGTATATGCTAATAATCTTAGTGTAACTGGCAATTCTAATTTCAGTTCCGGAACAATGTCTGGTAATGGATATGGTTTAAATAACATCAACGGCGGAAATGTTACAGGTACTGTAGCAAACGCGACTTATGCAGTAAGTGCAGGCGCCGCCGGCACAGTAACAACAAACGCTCAACCAAACATCACTTCGGTCGGTACATTAAGTAACCTTGTCATCTCAGGCAATGTTACTGCTAATCTATTGATCGGTGAGAGTGTGGTAGGTAACCGAGCAAATATATCTTTGGGTGCGGTAGCTAATACGGTAGTCATAGATCAATTTTCAGCAGCAGATTATCGGGTAGCAAAGTATGTAATAAAGGCAGGCGGAGATTCAGGATTTCAAGGCATAGAGACGCTTTTAGTGCACGATAGTATAAATAGCAATATAACAATTTACGGAAGTATAACAACATCAGGCAATGAAATAGTGACATTGACATCTTCAGTTAACGCTGGACTTGTACAGTTATCTGCTACTGCATTATCTGCGAATACAATCGTCAACATCACCGGTACATATGTCACTGATTAAAAGGGAAAAAAGATGGCAACACAAAATTTCGTAGTAAAGGGTGGTCTTACAGTAGGTACCGCAAATATCGTAGCATCAAATGGTGCTGCTAATTTCGGTGCATTAACCTTATCAGGTAATGCTAACCTAGGACCGGCTGCTAATATAACTATCACCGGCGGTTCTACTAACCAAGTTCTTACTTATGGCGCGGGCAGCACCCTACAATGGGCTGACCCTGCAGTTGGCTCTTCCCTTGCAAATGGTACTTCAAACGTCAACATCAATCTATCAGGTGGTAATGTAACCACTTCAGTCGGTGGCACTTCTAACGTACTCATTATAACTTCAACTGGAGTCAACGTAGCAGGTACATTGAATACTGGTACTGGTAACATCACAACAACCGGTCTTGCAAACATTGGTTCGCTAGCAGTAACTGGCACTTCTAACTTAGGCCCAGTCGGCAACGTCACTATTCAAGGTGGTTCATCTGGTTATTATCTACAGACAAATGGTTCTGGGTCCCTTACATGGGCGGCAGTACCAACTGGCACTGGCATTAGCAATGGTACATCAAACGTCAACATTAACCTTGTAAATGGAAATGTAACTACTTCAGTCGGTGGTACTTCTAACGTACTCGTTGTCACTTCAACTGGTGCAAATATCGCAGGTACTTTGAACACCGGTACTGGCAATATCACCACTACTGGAAACCTCTCAGCAGGTAACATCATTGGTATTATCGCTGCTGGCGCCAATGCCATCACTACAACAGGTAATGCTAACGTTGGCAACTTAGGTTTCGGCTCTGGCGTAGTCACTGGTACTGGTAACATCACTGGTGGCAACATCATTGGTGCTGTAGCAGCAGGTGCTAATACAATCACTACAACTGGCAACATCACTGGTGGTAACATCATTGGTACTATTGCTGCTGGTTCTAATACGATCACAACAACCGGTAATGCTAATGTCGGCAATCTCGGCTTCGGCGCAGGCCAGTTAACTGGTTCTGGCAACATCACTGGCGGTAATATCATCGGTACTATCGCTGCTGGTTCTAATACAATCACGACAACTGGTAATGCTAATGTTGGTAATCTAGGTGCAACTAACGCAGTTATCACAAGTAATGCTAATATTAACGGAAATACTAATACTCCAAACGTTTTAAGCTCAGGTGTGTTAATACTGAGTGCAACTGGTAGCAACAATATCGTATTGACTACTAGCGGCAACATTAACTTATCAACACAAACATGGATTACAAACTTACAGGATCCATTAAGTGCGCAGGATGCTGCAACTAAGAATTACGTTGACGCCGCAGTTGCTAACCTAAATATTCACGATGCGTGTAACGTTGCGACAACTGGTACCCTTGAATCTCTTACTGGCGGTACGATTGCATATAACAATGGTAATAGTGGTGTCGGCGCTAATCTAACGTTAGGTGGTTCACCTACTTTAGGATTCACTAGTGCAAATACATTTGACGGTAATTATACAGCAAGCGTATCAAATCGTATTCTTGTTAAGAACCAAGCAAATGCAGTTTACAATGGTATCTATACAGTAACAAGTAACACTGTATTAACAAGAGCCACAGACTTTGACACAACATTCGAGGTGAACGGCGGTGACTATACGTTCGTTGTTGCAGGTACCACTTATGCAAGTACTGGTTGGGTACAAACACAGCCCAGTGTAGTCATTGGTACCGGAAATATCATATTTACTCAATTTTCAGGTAGTGGTACATATACAGCTGGTAATGGACTATCTCTAAATGGTACGCAGTTTAGTATTACTAATACAACAGTCACTCCGGGATCGTATGGTTCGGGTGATGCAATCTCAACATTTACTGTAAACCAACAAGGTCAGTTGACTGCTGCTGGTACTACTCCGGTTACTGCTAACGCGGCAAACTTGTCCGGTACTGTACTCAAATCAACTGTTGTTACTTCAAGCTTGACAAGCGTTGGTACTCTCGGCACACTAAGTGTAACTGGAAATGCAAACGTCGGTAATATCGGTGCTACAAACGCGAATATCACTGCAATCACTGTAACTGGAAATGCGAACGTCGGTAACTTAGGCTTCGGCGCAGGCCAGCTAACTGGTTCTGGTAACATCACTGGTGGTAACATCATTGGTACCATCGCTGCTGGTTCTAACACTATCACTACAACTGGTAATGCAAATGTTGGTAATCTAGGCTTTGGCTCTGGTGTCATCACTGGTACTGGTAACATCACAACAACTGGTAACATCACTGGTGGTAACATCATTGGTACTATTGCTGCTGGTTCTAACACAATCACAACAACAGGTAACCTCTCAGCAGGTAACATTGCTGGTGCTACAGTTATCAACACAACTGGTAACATTACGACTACTGGTAACCTCGCTTACGGCAACGCCGTTAGTGGTAATATCGTCGGTACTACAGTCATCAATACGACTGCTAATATCACTACAACTGCTAACTTAGTTGCTGGTAACATCGTTGGTGCTACGATTATCAACACTACAGGCAACGCTACAGTCGGTAACGTAGCTGCTGCAAATGTTAATGCAAACTATACAGCATTAGCTAATGGGGTGGTATCAAGTCGTGCAAATGTCTCAGTAACATCAACACCGGCACTGATTGATTCGTTCTCACCATCGTTGTTCAGAGTAGCTAAGTATGTTATTATGGCAAACGCAACTGGTGCAAACGCAGGCTGGCAAGCGGCTGAGGTATTATTATTACAAGATGGTGTAAACGCATATATAACAATATATGGTGATCTTATCTCTAATGCATCTCCGGGTGCTGATGTTATTGACATCACAGCTAACATCAACGCAGGTACAGTTTCATTGTATGCAGCGGCAAATACGACATTTGGTGCAACTGCCCAAGTTAATTTGATTCCGATGTACTTGAAACCATAATATAATAACGTATACCATAGTTAAACAGGGATAAATGGAACTGTGACGACAAACACTTTTGTAGTAAAAAACGGCATTACCGTTGGAACAGCTAGTATAACAGCATCCAGCGGTAATGCTAATGTCGGCAATCTCGGGTTCGGCACTGGCCAGATTACTGGTACTGGCAATATCACAACAACTGGCAACATTTCTGCTGGTAACATCGTTGGCGCTACTATTGTTAACTCAACCGGTAATATTACAACAACTGGCAACCTATCAGCCGGTAACATTGTCGGTGCTACTCTAATTAATACAACTGCCAATATAACTACGACCGGCAACCTAGCAGTCGGCAACCTTGTAAGCGGTAACATTGTCGGTGCTACACTTATTAATACAACTGCCAATATCACAACAACTGGCAACATTTCTGCTGGTAACATCGTTGGTACTACTATCGTCAATACAACTGGTAATATCACAACGACTAGCAATATTTCCGGTGGCAATTTATTAGGGACACATGCGAACGGAACTTCAAACATTGCGATTACTTCTAACGGCAATATCAATCACTATGTAGGTGGCAATGCCACAAGTCAATTGATAATAACAGGAACCGGAGTTAATATATCCGGTACATTAAATTCTGTTGGTAATGCTAACGTAGGTAATATTGGTGCTACAAATGCGAACATAACTGCGATGACTGCATCCGGTAATGTTAATGCCGGTAACCTCACTACAACTGGTCTTGCTAGTGTTGGTTCACTTGTTGTTACTGGTACATCTAATCTAGGTGCTGTAGGTAATATAACTATAACCGGCGGAGCAGCAAATTATTATCTGCAAACTAATGGGTCAGGGGGTCTCGCTTGGGTGGCGTCAACCCCGTTAGCAGGTGCGTTTAATTATGCACAAACAGTTGCTGGTACAACTTGGATAGTAAATCACAATCTAGGATATCAGTATGTAAACGTTATGGCAGCAGATGCTTCAGGCAATTCATTTGCTGGTCGTTATGATGCACCGGCAGTAACTTTTAATAATACGAATTCGTTGACGCTTACCTTTGATAGCGCACAGACAGGATATGTTGCAGTTACCTCAGGTGGAGGAGCCACTGGACCTTCTTCGCCGGCAGCCGGAACTAATACTCAAGTACAATATAATAGCAGTAACACATTTGGTGCAAGTGCTGCTTTCACCTTCAACTCGGTAACTAATACTCTTACTGTGACGAATATTTCTGGTAATGGCGCCGGTTTATCATCAATCACCGGCGGAAACGTAACAGGTACTGTAGCGACTGCCACGACTGCTGGTACAGTCACAACCAATGCACAACCGAACATCACGTCAGTCGGAACTCTTACTTCATTAGTCGTAGGTAATGCGACAGCAAATACGACATTTGGCAACGGCACATTCACTGCGACCGGTAATGTTACTGTCGGCAACTTGACCGGTATACTAGCAAATGGTAGTTCAAATATCACTATTGCAGCAGGTGCCAATATAAATCTCTTTCCTGGCGGACAATCATTATTAATCCTTACTAATACTTCAAATGCAAATTTAGGTGGTAATCTAAATATATCAACCGGCGGCAATATCCTTTTTACGGCTGGCGGTAATATCACTACAACTGGCAACATAACCGGTGGCAATTTATTAGGGACACATGCAAACGGCACTTCAAATGTGAATATCAATACGGCAGGTGGCAATATTGCGATGTCAGTTGGTGGTACATCTAATGTGGTTATTGTTACTACGACAGGTGTTAACGTAGCTGGTACTCTTAATACTGGCACAGGTAATATCACAACAACTGGCAATATCTCAGGTGGTAACTTACTTGGACCACATGCGAACGGAACTTCAAACGTAAACATTAACACAGCAGGCGGAAATGTGAATATATCTGCAAACGGTAACGCGAACATATTAGCAGTAACCGGTACCGGTGCTAATGTAGCGGGTACATTAAATGTTACTGGAACTGCAAGTTTCCCTGGAAATTCAAGCACCCTTGCCGCACTCTTCACTAACGTAGGAGAAATAGCAAATGTTTCTAGTGCTAATGCCACCGGTACAATTACTATTTACCCATCTACACAGAGTGTTCTATATTACACTGCAAACGCGACAGCAAACTGGACAGTGAATATTACATTCTCCGCAGGTACGACGATGAATACTGTCATGTCTACTAATCAAGCAGTCACTGTTGTGTTTATGGCAACACAAGGTGCGACACCTTACTATAATAATTCGGTACAAGTAGACGGAACAACAAGTGGTGTCACGACAAAATGGCAGGGCGGCGCCCCGACAGCAGGTAATGCAAGTGGTATTGATGTCTATACTTACACTGTTATCAAGACCGGTAGTGCTGCGTTTACAACATTGGCAAGTCAAACTCAGTTTAAGTAAGTTTATAGAACAGCATCATCAAGTATCAATTTAGAGATAAATACAACTACAATCTTTTGGATAGCACTATGAAACTTTATATTCAAGTACGAGATGGTCAATCAGTTGGATATCCGATATTAGAAGAAAATCTAAAGATCGCATTTCCTGATATGGATCCGGATGATCCAGCAAATGGTTATGCCCCTTTCAATCGTTTACCAGTGCCTTCCGATGTTATTCCGGGCGTATTTCAAAAGCTGCAAGATACTCCTGTATTAGGAGCCGATGGTATTACCTGGGAAGATAAATGGCAAGTGGTTGATATAACTGATGCGGAGAAGGCCGACCTGATCCAACAAGCACAGGATTCTGGTCCACCTTATCCCAATTGGATATTAGATATCACTACACTACAATGGAATGCACCGATACCAATGCCAGTTACTGGAGGACCATATCATTGGGATGTCCAAACAAACAATTGGGTGTCGCGTGTTAATCCTATACCACCGGTTCCCCCTGTGGTCGTATAGGAGAACTGCGATATGCCCTCTTTAATCACACGCGGTGCCGGATCTGTTAGAGGTTATGGGTTTGGTAGACCGGCTGCTGCTTCTTCTAGTAGTTCTATGTCCTACACGACACCGGGAACCTATACGTTTGTTACTCCGGCTGGTGTAACCAGTATTAGCGCCGTTGCGATAGGCGCGGGCGCAGCTGGATATGCCTTTAATAACGGAGGCGGCGGCGGGGCGCTGGCTTATGTGAACAATGTAGCGGTAACATCAAGCTCAACAGTAAACGTCACTGTAGGATCATCCTATTCAAGTGTTAGCGTTTGTGGAACCTGCAAGGTAAACGCAAACGCCGGAAGTTACGGTGTGGGCGGCCGTGTGGCAGTAGGTACCGGATACCAGGGGGGCAACGGCGGCGGGCCCGGTGGTGGCGGTGGAGGGGCTGGCGGTTATGGCGGAATAGGGGGGGGCGGAGGGGGTTACAACAGTAATGGTATTTCTTCTACAGGCGGAGGAGGAGGTGGTGGTGGTGGCGGATACTACACTACTTTAGGAGGTTGTCTGTATTACGCTGGCGGCGGAGGTGGAGGAGTTGGATTATACGGGAAAGGTTGTAGTGGAGCGGGAGGCACAGTTTGTAGTAGTTGTTGTTATCATCGTTCAACCGGCGGAGGTGGTGGTAGCGGGGGTGCTTCCGGCGGCAATGCCACCGGAAATATTTACCCATCGCCCGGACAAACAGGTGGAGCGGGCGGCGCATATGGTGGCGGAGGTGGA